GAAGGAATCAAAGCCGTGGTGGTCGGCTCGGCAAAATGAAGGGGCGATACTTTTATGAAAGCTGAACTAACTGTCATCGGTGTGTTTCTTGCCGCAGTCCTATTTGGAGCTTGGGTCATTCTTTTTTGTTTTTTAGACTCCAATCCCCCCGCGCCCGCCGCGCGCCTTTCTACTGACGTGTTCCCGATTAAGTTCAAAGTCGTCACTCCCACGGCTTGCGGCAGCGTTACACAATGGGTCAGCACCACTTCGGAGTGCGCCTTTGGCGTCAGTAATGGCGTGATTTACGTCGTTCTGTCGAATTCAAAACTGGCTACTCCGGGCAAGCACCTTTCCGAAAGTGAGAGACGCCAACTTCTTGATGAAGTGGACAGAGAATTGCAAAAAGGCGTGAGGAAAAATTGATTATGTTCACCGTCGGACAAAAAGCGGTTTGTATCTGCGACAAATTCAACACCGAGATTGCGAAGCTATACGCCATGCTTCCCGTCGCTGGAGTGACTTACGTTATCCGTGATGTCCGTCTCGGCATCCGCGAGGATTGCAAGACCGGCGACGTTTCACTGTTGTTGATCGGCCTTGTCAATCCGAAGGCAAACAGCCGCGCCGCGCTCGAACGTGGATTCAGCGAGACGAGGTTCCGCCCACTGACTGAAATGCGGACTCGTAACACGGAGCTTCAAAAAAATCTGGCACCAAAAACTCCCGATTCCGTCGAAGCGTCCGTCCTTTAGTGGATGCCGCTCGACGATAAAAAATCCCCTCCGTCCGATCTGAATGAGGCCATAACGCTGACCTCTGAACAGGCAAAGACCCTTCTTCGTGGCGACCTCGCTAACCTCGCCAAAAAGGTCAAGGGCGGCAAAACCCTGTCAGCTTCCGAGCGCAACATTCTTCAGTCCGCGCTGGCCGGTGATAAACCGTCCGGCGTCGAATACTGTGACACCATCATTCAACTCGCGGAGTTGATCGGCGTTACACGCAAGACGATTCAACGCTGGCGAAAGATTGAAGGCTCTCCCGAACCGCGACCTGATGGACGCTGGCACGTTCCGTCATGGCGACAGTTCAAAATTCAAAGGCACGGCGAGGATGGAACCGATGACGATGACGTGACCCAGGCCAGCGCTCGGTGCAAACAAATCCTGCTGCAAAACGAGCGGCTCACGATGCGTATTCTCGTCGAGAAAAAAGACCTGATTCCGAAGGTCATCGCGCAACAGATTTTCTCCAAGCTCATTTTGTCGGCCAAGACGCGCTGTTTCAGCAGTGTCACGCGCTTTGTGACTCTGGCGCGAATGGCTGAAACCTCGACCGCCGCCGCCGAGGAAATCCGTAAGGAAATGATTTTGATCTGGCAGTCATTGGAGAGCGGCAAATGGCTAAAGTAAAAATCAATCTCGCCGATTGGATTCAGGCCGGCAAAGAATTCGCTTCATTTCTATCAAGCGTCTGTGCCCCACCTTCAGATGAACCGACGGAAGTGTTCGCGGAGAACAACGTCATCGTGCAGGACGGCCCCTTTGCCGGTTCGCATTGGCGGTTGCAGTTCACTCCATTTGCAAAGTTTATTTTTCAAGGGTTGCGAACGCCCGGCGTCAAGCGCGTGACTATTATGATGTCGGCGCAATACGTCAAAACGCTGGTCATGCTGGTTGATTTCCTGCGTAACGCAAAGGAAGACCCCGCCGACACGATGTGGATCATGGCCGACGCTGACCAGATGGCCGAGTTCATGGAAAAACGGCTCATTCCCTACATCGAAGGTTGTTCAGTGGTCGCGCCGCTGTTCAAAGGCAAGGCAAAAAGTTTGATGCGGTTCGAGACGTTCAATCTGCTGCTGCGCGGGGCAAATTCGCGGGCGAAACTTCAGTCTGATGCCATCCGGCGCATCTATTGCGACGAGCGGCGTGAATGGAAGCCAGGCTCGATTGACCTGGTTCGTAAGCGGATGCGGGCATTTCCGAACGCGCTCGAAATTTCCGCCGGAACCGCCGGTGAAGAAAACGACGAACTGCACACCGATTATCTCGACGGTTCGCAGACGCGGGCGCACGTCCATTGTCCCAAGTGCGATCATTCGCAGCCTATTCGTTTCTCGAAGGAGGCAACGACACTCTGGCCCAAGCCGCGTGAGTGCGGAGGCATTGTTTGGGATTCAAACGAAGTTACCAAGCCGAATGGTGAATGGAACTACGTCGAAGTCGCCAAAACAGTCCGCTTTGAATGTGAGAATCCAAAATGCCGCGCCAGATTTTCCAATTCCGAAAAATATGACCTCATCCGAACCATGCACCCTCACGATTACAACCCGTCCGCGCCGCCGGAATTCAAATCCTTCGGCGGTTCAGCCTTTGAAGCCATTTGGGAGTCGTGCGATTGGGATAAGCTCGTCATTGAGTTCCTGAAAGCCGTCGAGCAGGCCAAACTCGGCAACATCGAACCGCTGAAGGCGTTTGTGACGGAAACGCTCGGTGAACCGTGGCGGAATGAAATCGGTGTGATTGAAGACTTCGGATTTCTTGAAGCGCGCAAGCAGGATTACGACTTCGGTGAGACTTGGCCGGAAGAAATCACGCGCTTCATCGCCGCCGACAGGCAGCAATCCGGCGGAGAGAACTACCGCTATGTCGTCCGCGCTTACGGCCCGTTCGGCAAGTCGCGTCTCATCACCTGCGGCAAGGTGAACAGCAAACTCGAACTGGAAGAGACGCGCAAACTCTGGAATGTGCCGGTCGTCAACGCGATGGTTGACTCCGGCTTCATGGCGACCGACGTGTATAAGTTCTGCCTCGGGACAGGCTGGAAAGCGTTCAAGGGCGATGACGCGGAGTTTTTCATTTATCGCAACCCTCGAACAGGCAAGGTCAGCCGCCGCTGTTGGGAACGGGTTTTGGTTGACCCGTTTTTTGGCAGCGCAAATCAGGCGCGCCGTAACCTTCCGCTGTTCCGATGGAGCAACAACGCCGTCAAAGACCTGCTCGTGAACTACATGACCGGCCTATCGGGTGAATGGAGCATCCCAAAAAAGACTCCGCGCCAGTATATGCTCGAAATGACCGCCGAACGGCGCGAGGAAGTCCTGGATTCACACGATCGTCCGCGATACGTCTGGAAGCAAAAACGGCGCGACAACCATTTTTTCGACTGCGAATTGATGATTCACTGTGCCGCTATAGTCACAAAAACACTTCAAGCCAAAGTTGCCGTCACTGCAAAAGATAAATGACCATTTAAGAAGCGTTTGCACTTTAGCAAATGGTCAACGCTCCCAATCGCTACAACATAATCCGCGCTCTTGCGCGGTCAGCCTTCCGCGTTGCCCAAGCTTCCAACAACGTTACCGGAGATGCTGTTATTCCAGACGCGGCCACTGTGACGCCTACCAGTGTCCTTGAAGGCATCATTGTCGGCAAGTTCAATGCCGAAATCACCGATGGTCGCATTTTAATTCATTCCGCCGAGGCCGGTGGAGTAACGCAGTTCGCCATGCTGCCCGATATGTCGCCTGCCGAAATCATTGACATCATTGAGGAAACAATCACTTGGATTCAAGCCCAAGCTGATCCGCTCAATCCGCCGCTTTACGTCCCGCGCCGCATCAAGCGTTTGCGCGCTTCTTTCGCCAAATCCGTGATATGAAATTCATCGCAGGAACAGACATTGTTGACCCGGCGACCCTGCCCACGAAGGCCATGCCAGAAATGCCGGTTGTTCACAGCCGTGCCCGTGGCGGCATTATTCATCACCGCGCCGATGCTTCGCCTGGGTTGGCAACGAACACCTACAATTTTGCCACTCCGCCGCCTAATGTCGTCAATGACGGCATGGGCAACTATTTTGAGGCGTTGCGCGTTTCCCAAGACCGTTCCGGCATCCCTTACGCAATGATTCATCTGCGTCCGCAGATTCTTCGCCTGCTCAATGGTCTTAACCGCAAACTGCTCGCCGCCGTTGGCCGTTACCTTGTTGATAACGGCGGTGTCGCGTCCTACGCCGTTGACACGATTGCGAACTATTCGATGCCTGTCCGACCTCACTCCGTTTGCGAGGACAAAGAGGCCGCGAAAGTTTATGAAGACTATTTCGATGAATGGGCGAAGCGTTGCGACTTCACGCGCCGATTCAATTTCGATGAGCTTCAACGCATCGCCTGCCGCGCCATTGATTCTGACGGCGACATTGGCGTTGTCATCACCGCCAAGTCTGGTTTCCCGCAAATCCGATTCTTCGACACGTTCCACATCGGCACATTGACCGGACTCGATCCGAAGGACGGCATTGTGGCTGATGATTACGGTGTCATGCAGGGTTACCGCGTCTGTGACGGCCCCATTGACACGCTCCAAAGCATCGCAAACACATTCATCCCCATTGAGCAAATGCTGTTGCTGCGCGACCCTGATCGTTATGACCATTTCAGGGGATACAGCCCCATCCGCCGCGGTAGTAACGACCTGCGAGATGAGAACGACATCAAGGCATTTACCAAGCTGAAGGAAAAAATCGGCACTGCACTCGCCGCTGTCATTCAGCAAAAGGGGATGCTTGAGGAAGACGTGTGGGGTGACGACAGTGGAACAAAAGGCGTTGCCGCTACTGTCGAAGGTGATCCTAACGCCACTCCGCCGGAGAAAAAGTTGTCACTTGCCGAACTGCTCGGCGGCGACATTCCAATCATCGAAGGTGAAATCAAGCAGCTTGAGCATAAGTCGCCTGGGGTTGATGCAGTTGACTTCATGCAATTTCTCGCCGGTCAGTTCGTCGCCGGCCTCGGCATCCCGCCCGCATTTTTCCTCGATGAAAAGTTGACCGGCCCCAACGTCCGAGCCGTGCTCGGCAAGGTTCAGCGCAAGTTTGACCAGCGCAAGGCTGTCATGGCTAAACTTGTTGAATTCTGCTGGCTGCGCGTCATTGCGTGGGGCATCGCCAATGACAGCCTGCCGTCCAAGCCCGGCTGGTGGAAAATAACATTCCAGTTCCCGCCGATGATAACGATTGATCTCGGCGACGTTATGACCAACGAGCGTCAGGACGTGATGGTTGGCCAAATGTCCGAGAAAGAGCGTTTCGGCAATCGCGGTAAAGACCAAGTGAAGGAACACGCGCAGATCGTCGAGGAAGTGCGCCAAAAAGTTGCCGATGCTGTCAAAATCCAGCAGGAATTCAAAGACTCCAACATTCCCATCGAAGTTCTCCTGTCACGTTTCGGCTTCAACATCTCCATGCGCGCCACACTCAACGAGCCGCCGCCCGAAGAACCCGCTGGCACTGAAAGCAATGCGCCTGCCAGGACCTCTGACAAAAAACAACCCGCGAAGAAAAAATGAAAACCTTCATCAAACGCCTCCAGTGTGACATTCCGCTGATGACCGTCCAGACACTCGACTTCATTCTGTCGTCCGTTCCGTCCGCGATTGATGTTCAGGCTGCCGAGCATCCGATGTTCAAAGCCATACGCGCCGCACTCGCGCCCAAAGTCGAGACGCGTGGTGATGTTTCCATTGTTCCCATTCAGGGAACGCTCGCTTACAACCCCGACCCGTGGGAGATGCTTTACGATGGCATGGAAGATTCCCGCAACGTCGTCAAAATGATTGATGAAGCCGCGTTCGACCCGCACACGAAAGGAATTCTCCTTCGCATGGACACGCCCGGCGGGATGATGCTTGGCGGCCCTGAAATTGCCGATGCTGTTGCTGCCGCTGGCCGCATCAAACCCGTCATCGCTCATATCGGCGGACTTGGCGCATCACTCGGCTACATGATCGCGTCACAAGCCAGTGAGATTGTCTCAAACCGCAGCGCGATTGTTGGCAGCATCGGCGTCATTGCGTCCGTCACCGATTACACCGCGCTTCTCGAAAAACTTGGCATCAAATTCGAGTATTTCACCAACGCCGACGCCAAATTCAAGTCCGCAGGCGCAATCGGCAAACCGCTTACCGATGAGCAGCGCGCCAACATCCAGAGCGGGGTTGAATCCGCGTATTCATTATTCAAATCCACGGTGCTTTCAAAGCGTCCGAACGTGAAGGAAAGCGCCATGCAAGGTCAGACGTTCCGTGGTGTTGAAGCGAAAAAGGTCGGGCTCGTTGACCGCATTGGTGATGAAAATTTCGCCCTCTCGCTTCTCCGCAGCAACTTCATGTCGTAGCGAAAAAGTAGCGTTTCGGCTTTTACGAAAGCACAAAACATTTTTTATGCCTGAAGTCAAACTCGACCAAGCCGACGTTCTCGCGCAGCTCACCACATTGAAAGGCGACCCGACGAAGCTGGTCGCTGGCGCGGCACTTCCCGCTGATATTGTTTCAGCCGCGAACTCCATTTTTACAATCGCTGGTGAGCGGGACTCTGCGCTCAATAAATTGACGATTGAACAAGGCAAGGTTGTTACGCTCACTGGCGAGAAAACCCAGCTTGCTGCTGATCTCGTCACTGCGAAAGCCTCAATCGTCTCCCTTACGACCGAGTGCGCCACGTTGAAGGCCGAGAAAACCACGCTTGATGCCGCTGTTGCCAGCAGGCTCGCCGCGCTTGGCATCAAAGACACCGCCCCGAAGGGGCAGGCCATCGTGCCGGAGAAAAAGCTCACTTTGACCGAGGAAGTTCTCAAAGCGCAGGGCTGCAAAACCCTTGCTGAATCCGAGGAAAAATATCGCGCAAAACTCGCCAAAAATCCTGGCGAATAACCATTTTTCAACCGACCAAAAACTCAACCCCACACAATTATGCCAACGCTAATCGGCCAACTTTGGATTCCTGCCATTTGGGTGCAAGCCATGCGCGAACGTCAAGCGACGTTCCCCGCGCTGTTCAATTCCGGTGTTGTCGCCCGCGCCGGCCTTTTTGACGCCATTGCAAGCGGCCCCGGCATTTCCGCCAATGCGCCGTTCTTGCACGACATCACCGACCAGGCCGACGAGGTTCAGGTTGAGAACACCGCGCCAGTCACCGACAACGCCATCACCGGCGGAGTGCAGATTTTCCCGATTTTGAACCGCGTGAAGAAAAATTCCGCGACCGCGCTCGCCAAGCAGCTTTCCGGCGCTGATCCGATGGCGGCCATCATTGACCAAATGACCGAGAACCGCCTGAAGAACCGCCAACTTTCGCTGATTGCGATGTTGCGTGGATTGTTCGGCACTGGTGCAACTTTGAATGGCGCTGCCGGTTGTCTCTCTGCCGTCCGCTACGTCGGCGCAAATGGCCAGGAACCGTTCCTTGAAAACGGTGCTGCGGCAACCGATGCACAGTTGGTTTCGCCTGACCTGTTTGAAGGCGCTGTCGCGCTCATGGGCGAACTTGGCGACATGCTGAAGAACGGTTGCATGTTGATTCACCCAAACGTCAAGGCTCGCCTGAAAGTCCTTGATTCCATTGGGTTCAAGACGCTCGTTCGTCCGAGCGAACTGCCGTTCGACGTGGACACTTACCACGAAATCCCGCTGTTCACGAGCGCGTCGCTCGTTCGCGCCGGCGCACAGGGCGGTTTCGTGTATGACAGTTACCTGATTACGAAGGGAACTGTCGGCTACGGCGAGAAACCGCAGCAAGGCGACACGACTGATGTTGCATCGCTCCAATACTGGCGCGACCGTGATTTGAACAACGAACTTATCTGGGATCGCACCCGTTTTATGATGGGCGTGAACCTGACGAATTGGGCTGGCGTCGCCGCCAACCTCAACAACGGCCCCACGAACGCCGAACTTGCCGTGCCTGGCAACTGGACGCTCGTTGGATTGACCGCAAACCGCGTCGGTGCCGTGTGTTTCCGCACCAACGGTTAATCGCCGGTGACGTGACAAGACCGTGACGCCCGTAGGCGGGCAACATTTATGGTTGAACCAAATTGGGATGCTGAAGATGGAGACGGGGGCGCGCAGGCCGCGTCCGCGCCTGTTTCTGCTGCTCCCGCGAAGCCCGAAGTGTCTGTTCACGATTCCAAGCGTGCGCCTGGCCTCGTGCTTCCGAAGCCGCCCGTCCAGCCAGAAGCAAAGGTCGCGCCTGTTCCTGCTGCCGCTGACAAAGCAGACGCGACGAATGACAATTTCCCGAACGATTACGGCAAATGCCTTGTGCTGTTGAAGGAATTTCAGGGCGCAGACAAACTTGGTGACCGCCCGACCAAAGAGCAGGTCGCTCGCAAGGCGAAATACTTCCGCCTGAAAAGGCACGTTTTCGATTTACAACAGGGAATGACGACCGTTCACACAACGGCGCATTCCAAAGGCGCTTTCATCGGCCTGCATACCGCCGGCCTTGAGCGCACGAAACTTGATTTGCTGGCTCGAACCAATCCAGCCGTCAAAAAACTTCTCGCCGAGCGCGATGCGCTTGCGAAGGAAAATGCCGAACTCAAAGAACTGCTCGACAAAGCGTAACCGATTATGAAAACAACCCGAAATCTCCTCTTGACCATCGCCACACTGTTCGCTGCCACCTTCGTCGCCAGCGCGCAACCGGCAGGCTTGTATCCGATATTCAACGGCGGCACGACCGTCATTCCCGCTTTGTCCACCAATGTTGTTCGACCCAGCTTGCTCGTGACCAACACCTATGGTTTGCCTGGCACGTCCACCAATCTGATTTTGAATGTTAATCAAGCCGAGGAGGTCGGCTTTAGTTTCGGGTTCGTCGGTCTTGCCGCGACCACAAATGCTGCCGTTGCCATTGACATTTATCGCTCTTACGATTTAGGGGTGACTTATGAAGCGACCGCCGGATTCACGTTGCAAAATTCCCCCGCCTTTCCTGGCGCAACGACCTACTATACGAATGGCTGCATCCTTATTCCTGGGGTAACAACGCTTGCCTTCGTTCCTCGCAATCTCACGACTGGCTTGGCGACGAATGTTTATTTTTCGCTGAATTTGAAATTGCCGAAGGTTTTCTCTGTGCCTTCGACTCGGTGACAATTTAATCGCGGGTTGGAGCAGCGGTAGCTCGCTAGGCTCATAACCTGGAGGTGCTCGGTTCGACTCCGAGACCCGCAACCAATATGTTGTGACGCCAATACAAAAAGACCGCCTCACAGGTTTTAACGCCTCGCTCAAGCAGCGGGGCGTTTCAGTATTGCTGCACACCAACGGAACCAATGGCGCCGAGATTGAATGTCAGGCGCTCATCGAACCTGTTACCGCCAAGCTCCGCGAACAGTTGAATATCGCCGACGCGCAGGTTACGCACGTCGTCCATGTCCTGCGAACCGATTTGGTTGATGAAGAAGAAGACGCTGTTGGCCGTGAAACTGTCACCGAAATAGACCGCGCTGATAGCGACCACACCTACCGCGTCCAAAACTTCGTGGACGACGCCCAGCGTCCAGCCGTCATGTTCCACTGCATACTCGCATGAAAATCGCCCTCACAAGCAATGCGAAGGCGTTCGGTAAGAACCTTACCGAATATGCCGGTGTCAGCAGCCGTGGATTCAGTGGTGCGCTGGCAAGTGAAGGTTCAGATTTCGCGCAGGAAATGTTCCGTCAGTTCCGTAAAATCCGCCCTGCGGCTGGAAGCATCTTTAATGCTGCCGAGGCGCGTGGGTTCAGTCTGTCACGTCGTAATTCAACCAAGCTTGTTCCGACAGTAGGAAATCTTTCACAACGCGCCGTCAATAAGGCGAAGGCGTTGCTTGGCGGTCAATCGAGCGCATTGTTCAAAAAGGGATTTGACCATCGCATTGAGCCGGTTGTTTTTTCCTCTCAAAAAAGTCATCGCATGGTTCATCTCCGGCAACTCTATCGCGGCAGCGGCCTGCTTGCCTTCCACTTACCTGGCACAATCGTTGACAAGGTGATTTCCAAATATCGCCAGAACAATCAACGCTATGAGCAATTTACAGGCAATAAACTGATGTCGCGCATGAACTTACGCGCTCTGGCAACTTATTTTGAACTTCTTTACCGCAGCCGAGCCACAGGCGGCGGCACGATGGCCGTCCAATGGCTTCACAAAACATGGCGCAAGGGTGCATGGCCGAATGGAAGCAATGCTCTTGGTTACATGGCATCACCAGCGAATGTTCCGCGCCCGCCACAACTTGTTGTCAGATCGTCCGGTGGCAAAGGCATTCCGATTGGCACGGTTGATTTTGAGTTTTCAGGCAACGTCCTCAACGCAATCGTTTTCAAAGGTTACGTCCCCGGGACCGGAGAAGAATCATCCAAACGCGGAATTCTCGACACCGTGTTCGGATTGAGGGCAAACAAACTTATGGGAGCAATCGCCGCTTCCCATGCAAAAGCCGCCCGTATGCACGGGCTGAATTGACCTATGCTCAAACTCGAATCAGTCCAATCCACAATCTGCGCCTTCGTTAAGCTCGCGCCATGTCTTAAAGACTTTCCATTCGTCGGGTTGGATACTATTGGCGAACATATTTTCGCCGATGACGGCACGATGAGGGAGGCCATCGAGGATTCACTGAAGGCAATCGGCTGGGCAATCGTCGTCAGTCCGCCTGTTGGCGCGTCCGCGAAAAGCCAGGTTGCCGCCACTTCCACGTCCGCCTCTGGCGCAGGCTACTATAACGTCCTGACCAACATCGCCGTCCGCACGAATCCCAAAAAGAACTCTGGCGCAACTGCCATCGTTCCTCTCGTTGCCGTTAAGCAAATCATTCAGGCCGCGCTGAACTGGCAGCCGACCGGACAGGAAAAGGGCTTCACGCTGAACGACGAATTGCCCTTCTCGCCCGATTTCGCCGATGAAGGCTGCTACACCTACGACATTAAACTGCTAAAAACCGTGTCACTGTTATGACCATCAAACTTTTACCAATTTTCGCAGGGATTTCCGGCATGGGCGCGAGTGTGGAGGCTGGACTACCTTCCAACCCAAGCACCTTTGAGGCTATTGGTCGCTGGCCGTTGACAGTGATTCTCGGCGCGGTGTGCGTCACCTGCGTTTATTTCATGTATCGCCAATCGAAGGACAATGCCGACAGGGTTGCGACAACCGCAAAAGACAACGGTGAGGTTATGCTGGCGATAATTAAGGGCGAGAGAGAGGCAACTGAACATCGAATTTCCACCAACATATTGATCACAAGGGAATTGGCCGAGAACAACGCAAAGGTCGTTAAAGAACTCGCCGAAAGCAATGCGGCAGCCGTGAAGGAATTGTCCGACGAACACAGCCGCACCTTACGAACGCTCTTGGACGAAATTGCGAAAAAGTAGCGAACCCCCTTTATTGCTATGAAGATTAACCAAGACCAAGCCTTCTCCATTGCCCGCAGCGTGCTTAAGATCGTCGGTTCTGCGCTCGTTGCCCACGGTGCGACAAAAGCCGCTGGAATCGTCAATGGCGAGGACGTGCTTGGCCTTACGCTGACAGTTGTTGGCCTTTTAATGAGCCAACAAACTCATTCCGACCCGACTCCGCCGCCGAACGAACCAAAAACTATCTGATTTATGGCGAAAGCAAAAAAAACAGTTGCCGTTGCCGCTGCCAATGAACAAACAGCGACTAAAATACCTGTTCACACCAAAGAACCGCCGCAAGTCAGAGTCAATCAGCCTGAAGTGAAACAGGCAATTTCCGCTGGAACCGAACCTGAACCAAAATCAGACTGCCCATGAAAACACTGAAATCACTCATCTTTTCCACTATCTTCGCGCTTTGTGCTTGTGTAACTACTGCAAGGGCAGATTCCAATTTTGTTGTCAACCTGTGGGATGCTGGAAAGACGTTCCTGACTGACAATACCAACATCTTCAATCAAGGGTCTGTGCAGTTTGAGCTTGGCCCGATTGTCAATGTTGACAACGGCGAGTTCGGTTTTGATTTTGACGCGCAGTTCCCGATTGCACAACAGGCCAGTGTTGGCTTTGACGTTCTGTATTACGGTGGCCACGCCTACAACGGCACGTTCAACACCACCCTCGGCACGACCTGGATTGTTCCCCGCATCAATCAGCCTGTTTATACCTACGTTCAGGTAGGCGTAGGCACAGACCTGCAAGATATGAATTCCATCATCAACGTCGAATGGGTTGGCGCGAAAACTCAATGGAAAATCAAGTCCAACCTTTTCGTTCAAGGTGACGTTCTAAAAGTCGGCGTTAATCTTGCCGCAGGTCACATGTCTAATGTTACCGGCACTTTGGCAAAGGCAATGGGGATTCTCGAATACGACTATTGATGGGGAAAATCCTGTCCATCCTTAATTTTGTTTGCTGGGTCGTCAAACGCTGCTTTATGCGCGCCGACGATCCGCAACGACAATATGACAAGGCCAAAACTGACAATGCCAAAATCATTCATAGTGGTGATGCTGCTGGTCTTAATCGCAAGCTCGATGATGGGACTGACCGCTTGCCGAAGCACACCGGCGATTATCCCGTCGGATCGTGAGGCGATTCGGATGCCCGCTGGCAAACCGTTCACGCCCGCTGTGCCTGGCTGGTTTGTGCCGGATGCGCGCATGTATGACATTTTGAATCAGTTGGACAAAAACAAGTAGCGTTTCCGCTTAATCAAAGATGAACCGTCAACCAAAAGCCTGATTTTATGACCTCGACACCACGCATCATCGGCAATCACGTTTTCTTCTTCCGCGAAGGCGGCACCATCACCGTTCCCGCGACCGACTGTGTTGCCGGTCTTTGCACGCGCACGAATAAACCTGCCGCCACTGACCCGTTGTATGTCGAGCTGGCTAAAGTTGATAAACTTGTTGGCAAGCACCAGAAGGATGAGAAAATCATCTTCGCGCCGAATCCATGCCGTCTTGAGCCTGTTGACGTGCTCATCAATAAGCGCCAAATCTCCATCGAATTTGATTCGCAGGAATTGAGCGTTTTGTCCTTTGAGCTCCTGTTCGGTTTCAATCCCGTGAATATGGCCGCCAATGGCAGTGGCCAGTATGATCCGAACAGCGAGGGGGCGGTCAAAGGCTGGTTGCACGTCGAACAGTTCGGCCCTGACAGTGACACCGTTCCAGTCAACTCCGTTGACCTGTTCGTTTATCTCTCACTCTCCGGCGACATCACGTTTGACGACAACGTGATTAAAACTACGATGAGCGCGCTAAAACTCACCAGCACGCAGAACGTCGGCAAACTCATCATGCCATGATTATGCGTTTCGCAAAATTTGCCGCGCTGTTCACGTTACTGCTCTTGTTTGCAGTGCTGTGTTTCGCTGGCACCACGAATGTTCCCACTCTGCGGTCGAATATCTTTCAAGCTGGCACAACGAACGTTCCGTCGCTGTATGGTCAAGCTGTGACCATCACGAACGTTCAAACGTATAACGGCCATCTTTTCTCCATTGTCAGCACGAACGGCGTGTTCACATTTTCAAACGTGACGTTCACCGCAGGCTCACTGCCGATGTCCAACACAGTGATGCAAGTGTGGGCTGACACAAACGGCTATGGCACAAATTTCTTTTTGCTCGGCGCGGTGCTGTTCACCAATTCAGCAAACAATACCTTTACCTGCCCGACCAACGGCGTCTTTGCCGTGAGCGGCAATCAAATCAAGGAACGATTACTGAACAGCAACGTCTGGCAGAGCGCTTTTTATCCTACAACCAGCTTCCCGACGTTCCCGTAAAAAAATGAAAGCTGCGCATTCAATCTTCGCGCTCGCACTTTGCCTTTCCACTTCCTGCTTGTGTTCGTTTGGAGCTACTGTCATCGCCCCTGTGCATGATACGCAGTTGAATCCGCTGACCACGACACTGACTTTTACGCCAGTCAAACAGGTTATTATCGCCGGAGGCGGATTGAGTGTTGGCGGGGCTGTAACTTCCACGACAACCAACGGCAATCTCCGGCAAATCCTTGATGGAGGAATTTATACCGTTTCACTTCCTGCCGGTTGGTATCGGGATTCATTCCAGATCGCAGTGCCGAATAATACGAACACCTATAACATCACCGATTTGATGCTTCGCCCGCTTGTTTTCGTTTATACGAATTCAATCGTCACGAACGTCAGCTTTTTTTCGAGCATCACTGTGACTGGCACGTTGCACGACCTGAACATTGTAGCGTTGAACACTGTGCTGACATTTCAGCCCGTCAAAGACGTTCTTATTAGTTCTGGTGGATTGAGTGTTGGAAATCCTTTGTCGCTCACAACCACGAATGGGGCGTTCTCCACGCTTCTCGACGCAGGACGATACACCGTAAGCCTGCCGCTGATGTGGTGGAGAGAACCATTCACCATCTCCGTCCCGAATGGAACGAATACCTACAACATCGCTGCATTGATGAACCCGCCTGCGACGTTCATTTACACGAACAACAATGCCGTGACGAACGAACTGATTGCCGCTTATGCCGCCGAATCAGGCCACGCTACCAACGCTGATAATGCTACTCATGCGACAAGCGCAAGTGCTGGTTGGCCTGTTCAATGGCCTTATGACTCAATTACAAACGCACCTTGGCTGACCATTCTCGCCTACAATATCGGCTGGGGCGCGTTGAATACGAACATACTGTCGAGTCTGCCTTATCAATCACCGCTCAACTTTCAACCGGCAACGAATGGCGGGCCGGTTGCTGTGAGTCAACTGCCGTATGTG